GTTGCTACTTCTTCAGGGCTTTCAGTTTCTTCTTCAGCCATTTCAGCGTCTTTAATTTCGCCTATAATACCTTCAGTTACGATAACTAAAATTTGCCCGTTTTCTAATTCGTATTCGCCAACGGGTACTTTAATGTTACCGTCCGCTGTTACTACGAAAATTTCGTTTTCAGCTGTAAATTCATTCGCTTCTAATACCGTTGTACCGTCCGCTAATTTCATTTGAGCCAATTTAACCTCTACTTGCATATTAAGTAGCGTTTTAATTTTGTTAATTGCTTCGTTTGCTTTCATTTGTTTATTTATTAATTATTATTTCCAAACGTACCCGTTTAATTCTTGATAAACTTTTCCTAATGTTTGAGTTGAATTTAATAACTCATTATATCCAGGAATTTGTCTAGCGTCAACACCTAATGCGCTTGCGCCCGTTTCTGCCTTATCAAGAATTGTACCCGCACTTGTTTCTAATTTACTTCCTTTTGAAGCTTCAGCGTCACCCTTTGATACTAAAGAATCCGCCGCGTTATTTGCGTCAAGTATCGCCTTTTCAGCAGCTACATAATCAACTAAATACTTCCGCATTAAATCTATACTCGCTTTTACCGAATCATTCATTTTATTAATATCGTCAACTAATGCCAATTCTACTTTAAAAGTAGTTTGGTCGTTTAATTTCGATAATTTTTGTAAGATACTTTTGTTCATAATGATTAAACTTTAAAATTAATATTCGTTGTATTTCTTATTTTATTTCGCTTGCTGTTTTTGGTTCTAAGCCTTTCCAATACATAGATATAAATGTATTATCTATATCGTTAATTAATGGTAATAACCTTCTTAAATCAACTTCTTTTTGAAATTGCCCACTTTTATTTCTATAAACAACTATAATATTTGAAATGGGTTCAACTATTCTACTTCTAGTAATTGTTCTTTTTTTAATATTTGCCATTATTATATATATATTTCGATTTCTATTGATGTTCTGTAAAAATTATCTCCGTCATTTAATAAATTATCTTCACTATCCCCAGTCATTAAATTAATGGAATTAATATAAATAACAGCCTCTTCATAACTAAATACAGAGTTGATAATTGTTGTATTACCAAAAAAGCCCGCGCCAATTCCTTTAGTTTTAGCTAGTATTGGAGTGTTATTATATGCGTATTTTTGCCATAATGTTTCTTGTAAATTATCCCCGAAAAATATTTGATACATTCCATTGCTTATATAAGCCACGCAAGGCGTATATCCTAAAGTGTTTTCATAAACATTTAAAACGGGCGCGCCCCTATCATATGATAATTTTAAATCTACACTAAATAAACCTTGATAATTACCATTTGACACAAAATAAGTATTCGCTAAATTGCTTTCCGCTCCAATAGTTGTCAAATCTTCGTTATTATCATTACGCTCAATATAATAAGTAACCCCTTTATAAAGTCGTTGGTTGCCCGTAACATTCACTTTAACCGTCCCGCCCGTTTGATATAAAACCGCTTTAAAAGTTAATGGTTGCGACCCCCTTGTTTCTACTAAAAATCTCTTTTTTGTTGTGTGTTCTGTTGCCATAATTTATCCCCTTGTTGTGTTAATAATTCGTTTATCTTCTATTTGCGTTATTACTGAATTTCCTTGACCTTCTAAAGTCCCTATTCCTTGATTAATTAGATTCCCGTTACAGCATTCAATGCTATACGTGTTATCTTCGCATAAGCAAGCGCGCCGCCCCCCTTTAGGGCTTGTTTTTCCTTTTGTTTCTAATTCACTCATAAAGCCCCCAGGATCATTTTTATTTTATTTAACGTTTCGTCTTCAATTGAAAACGCGCTTAAATTTTCTTCTTTAGATTCGAAAAATCCTTCAATTGAAAAGCCTTTGATTTTGCCTAACTTAACATCATTCCAAACTTCGTTGTTATCTACCTTCATAGCAATTACCCACGTACCCACGGGAAAACTAAAGTTATACAATTTTGACTTGTCTATGTTCTCATCTTCGACAATCCAACTTTCTACAACACTCATTCCTTTCAAATTGGTAGCGTGTTCATAAGTAGCGTTATTTTGATTAGAATTTTTCAGGAATAATTGAGACGCTTTACTAATCGTTTCTTTAGAAAAGTAAATGTAATATTCGCCGTTTTCCTTATCCGCTCTTAAAATTTGTTTATTCGGAATCAAAGCCGCCCCCATCAAAATTCTTTTATCTAGGTCAATGGTTTTTAATTCAATTTCGTGTTTTTTCAAAGCAACCCAATCCGACTCAATAGCGGGGGAATTTACAACTGAAACCGCGTGAATACCTTGTTCGGCGGAATCTTCATTTAAAATCATTTCAATTATTTGCATATCTTTTAAACTTAAAATTATTATAACGTTGCATTTTGTATTCTATTTCTATCAAGGCTTTGCGCGCTTGTCATATCCCCACTTACTACATAAGCATTTACGGGTTGCGCCTGTAAACTTGCAAGTTGATTAATGGGGCTGTTCCCTACTATATTAAATTCGGGGGATATAACAGAACTAGGGGCTGAAGCTCCGCCACCGCCGCCTCCACTTGGAACGCTAGCCATTGACCCGCCGCCACCGCCGCCGCCTTCAAATTTAGTTTTGGATATTTTCGCAATTTGCATAACGGCAAAGATTCCCGACAATGCAGCCGCAACCCCTTTTATTACGGGGCCACCTGGAGTATTAGCATACGTACTCATTACCGCTTTGTACCCGTCAATTGTAGCGCTTGTTATATCCGCTGCCTTCTTTATATTAAACGCTCTTTTTTGTCTTCTAACATCTTGACCCGCATTCATTTCCGCAATGCCCGCAATCATTTGCATACCTTGACTTGCAATATCCAAAGACGCGTTCATTACATCGCGATTTAATTGTTTCTTTTCTTCAGCGTATTTTTCATTTATAGCCTTTTCTTCAGCCCCCCTAGCTTCAGCAATAACAGCCATTTGTTCGGCGTTGTCTTGAGCTAATATTTCAAGTTCAAAATATTTATCTTGTACCGCTTGTAACTCTATTTCCTGGGCGGTCATTAACGACTGAGTTATGCGTTCTGTATTCGCTTCATCAATCAGTAAAATTTGCGCTTCAAATGCTAACCTTGCTTCAAGTTCTAAGGCTAATGCTTTATCTTTTACTTCTTTAATTTTCGCTTCAGAATCTTCAATTATTTTTAACCTATCTTGTTCTTCTTTTACATTTATTTCGTTTAATGCTGTTTTCTTTGCCTCTTCTAAAAGTGTAACATCTTGATTATATTTTATAGCTAATGCAATTTCTTTAGCGTATTTTTCATTTACCTTTTGAACTTCTAAATCGTGATCGCTTAATAAAGTATCGTTATATTCCTTTTCTAATGCGCGTATAGAATCAATAGCCGCCTTCCTATCCGCTCTGTATTTTTCGTTTGCAGCGTCGCGTTTATCCTTTGCCTCTTTTGCAGCGTCTTCAGCCCTTTGTTTTTCTTCAGCTTTAAACGTTTCATTTTCTAATTGTACTTCTTGATAATATTCTCTATTTTGTTTTCCTAATGCTTTCCATTTTTGGCGGCTTGCGTCAATCTCTTCGCGTATTGTTTTCGCTAGTTCAAACTCTTCATTTTTTAATGCTTCTTTATATAATTTTTGTTGTTGATTTATAGCTTCTTTTTGCGTGGCTGCATCAATACCCCGCCAAACTTGCTCCGTTTCTAAAATTTCTTTTCTTTGAATATGCAAATCCTTTTCACTTGCGCCGCGTACTTGCATTAACGCCAATTCTTGTTTAGCATTCCCAACAAATAAATCGGTCATTTCACTTTGCCATTCATTCGTTTCTTGTAATGACTTGTTAAAATCGTCGTTCGCTTTTTGCGCGCTTTTTGTTTCAGTTCCAAATAAAGCCAATGCGCCAATTAAAGCCGTAATCCCCCCGATAATTAAAAAAACAGGGTTTGCACTCATTACAAGGTTTAATGCTTTTTGCGCTAAACTCATTCCCGTTGTTGCACCCGTTGCCGTTGTTGTTACAGCCGCTTGCGTTGCTGTAATTGCGGTATCAACTTGTTTGGCTTTACTAACTAAACCAACGGCCGCCCCTAATGCTTTAAACGAATTCATAGATTCTTTTATAGCTTGCACCCCTTGCGCTATGGCCATTGCGCTTTGTACTTTTAGTAATGCAGCTTCGACCTCTTCGCCTTGCGCCCCGAATGCACCCATTACCCCCTGAGCCATTTCAAATGCGCCCGTAATACCACCTAATGCCCCGCCTAATTTTTGACTAGTTGTCATTGATAAGGCTTCAATTTGCATATCTGTATCGCGTACTGTTTTACGCATTCCCGCCACCTGAGTGGAAAGCTGCATAAAACAGTACGCGATAAGATCGGAAGCGTGCGCCATAAGCATTAATTGGTCTTCCATTTCACCCATTTGAGTAGTTAATGGAATTAATTCCGCTTCGACATCATTTAAAGCCGCCTCTAATTTATTTAAATCTTCAACTGATTTTCCCGTATCGGCTATTACTTTTATTTTATGCTCTTCCATTATGACGGTATTTAAATATTATTTCGCGTTTCGCTTGTTTTAATGCTTCTTTTATTTTCGTTGGAATTTTATGCTTTCCTTTTGCTATTTCGATATTTTCAGATTGAGCATAGTAATCTGTTATCTTCAGCATTTCAATAATATTTTGTATCATTTTATTGAGTTATTAATAAGTAATCAATTTCTGTAATATCGTTGTCAAAGTTGTATGTAAGTTTTACGTTATAAGGAACGGTTGTAACCTCTTCATTTATTCTTTGAGTTGTGTTTTCTGTAATTCTATTTGATAATCCGTCTTCAGTAACTCTATTATATTTTGAAGGTACTTCGGGCAAAATAAAAGTAACCGTTGTATCTTCGTAAACAGTTGTATAGTCAACTGAAATTATATCCGTCGCTGTAATATCTATATCAATTGATAAAGCCCTATTCGGTAATAATAAATCCACCCTAACAACTGAATAACCTAAATCCTTACCTTTATCCCCTTTACCAGGTTTAGTTCTTTGTACGGGTCTGAAATCGTTTATTAAAGTAAAGTTTACAACCCCACTTGTCAACTCGGAATTCATTTCATTAATTATATATCTTTTGTCCCTAATTATTAAACGGTCATTTAATTTTAGCCCCGTCATTATTGACAATGGTAATATGCAGCGTATTTTAGTGAGCCTATTTTTAAGGTTAAAAAGATTCGTTAAATATGGCGCGTAATATGTTTGGTAAAGGCTGTTTACTATTGGGGTTTGGTAAAACGTACTCATATCTTGACCCCAATTCAAAGAATAATTTAACGTGTTAGCAAATAAATCTTGACCAAATCTAACAACTCGCGTTAATGGGGCTGTATATGTTTCTAACTGAAAATATAAATTGTCATATGAAAATTCGTTATCATATAAAATTATTGGCTTAGGTATATAAGGCTTAAAATCGGGGAATGGGGTTAA